ACCCAATCCTCATTATTCTCTATATCCTTAGCTATTCTAATAGTGTAACCGTAGCTTCCCTCTTTCTTTAGGTTGTAGTTTCCATCTGCCCTCTGTTCTGCTGTGAAGTCAGGGTAGTTTCTGTTTATGTATTTTCTCATCATATTTATTAAGTGTATGTCACATTAGTAAAATCTAATTCTTCTATCTCTTTGACTTTATTTTCGTACCACAATGCTTTTTTAATGTCTTCTAAGGCGTTATCGCCCTTTTTACCTGCTCTCATACGGTACTTGAATGAGTTAAGCTCGCAGAAGGCTTTAAAATGCGCCATGCCATAAACATCTATCATCATTTCCCACACCTCTTTTCCATCTGTCTTATAGTGGTCGGGGTTTACGTTGTCTTTCATATCTATCTATTTTTATAATTTACATAGCTCGCAATAAGAAATACTACAAGCACCCCCGTAAAAAACAAAGTAAAAAGGCTGAAGCCTCCTCTGCTGTACTCTGTTAGGGGTATTGATATAGAAAACACCAACAATGTTGCAAATACAAATGCTGACTGTGGGTTTCTGAGTATAAATTTAAAGTAATTTCTCATAGTTTCTTTTAATTATTGTCATTTAATCCTTCACTAAATCCTCTTGCGTATCCTCCCTCGTAAGTATTCTCTTCATTTACTGTTGGTAATGGGCATATTGGGGGGATTGGTGCTATGCAGTTGGGGTCTTGATAGCAAAATCCCGCAGAATATCCCATGTCAAACCCATCACAGTATGAACCTCTGTACTCCTTACCCTCTACAAGAAGACTGAGTAGTAGAGCTAACAGTGCTATGGCTGCTAGTCTAACTATAAATGTTATTGTTTCTTTATCTTTCATATTACAATATTAGTAATTAATCCCCTTTCGGCAATGTTAAATTTATGTTAAGTGTTAGAAGTGTAGCTTTTTATATAGGAACTCATCATCTTCGTCAGCTATACCTGATCCTAGTAATTGCTGTTTTAACTCATCTGTTATTTCTGTGTAATCAACAGTACCTCCATTTTCAAGAACAGAAAAATAAAAATCAAAATTTCGCAGTTTATTATCTGTTTTTTTATTTGTGTTTACTATCTGTTGTTTATTATCTGGTATAGGTTCGTCATTTGCGTCAATTCCATTTGACAGTTTTGACGAATCCATTTGACTATTCTGACAAATCCATTTGTCGTTTTCGTCAGCTCCATTTGACGAAATTGACGAATGGTGATAAACATTGGCACTGTACCACTTTGTGCGGTCATATTTAGACTTGTTATAATTACCCGCAGTAATATAATTTTTAGCCTCTAGCTTATCTAAACAAGTTCTAATTTTCCTATCAGACAGATAAGAGAACAGCTCAGTAAAAGCCTTAGTACTATTATAAGTCCAATACCTACCATCGTGGAAGTTTCTCTTATTAGCTTGGTTAGTCGCTTGCCAAAACTCTATGTTAGATAGAATAATAGCAGCATCAGTTCCTACGTCCTTAGCAACCTCAGGGTCAAATACCATTTTTATTTTTGTCATTTTTACAGCATAAATAAGCCCCGTCAATTTCGAGGTCGAGGTCTCTACTTTTGACAGGGCTTGTGAAAATTTCTTTAAGTAGCCTCGACACTACAAGTACAAAGATAATAAAAATATCCGTAACAAAACAACCCCCACAAAATAAATTACACTACTTAGTATTTGTAACAGATATTTACTATATTTGCTGTATGAAACAAAAAATTAAATTGTTATTTAAATACATCGCTGATTTTAGGCTTAGGGCTATAGAAAAAAAAACAGCAAAGTTTTTTTATAAAATTAGAAATGGAGAGAAGCTATGATTAAAAAGAGTTTTACTTCTAGGGGGTACAGTTATCACCTATTAGATCACATTCAATTTGGAGATAAGTATTTTGATAAGTCAGAGACTTTCTCTTCTGAGTATTTAATTGAATGTTTAAATGCGGGTGTGGTACTTAGGGTAAGAGAAGAAGACAACTTTTACTTCTACATATCCCCAACAGCAACAGTAGATGAGCTAGAAGAGGAAGTAAGACTACACCTAACAGAGGACTTCCCCGAAGAAACTATAAACCCTAAAATAATAGAACTAATTAAAGAAGAGAAGTACAGCTCTGTAAAAGAGATAATAGAGGACAGCGAATACGCTACACTTTATACATCCTACTTAGTTACGGAGAACCTGTGGATACTTCATTCAAAAAAACACCTAAAAACTAATTTAATATGATAGAAATAATAATGCTAAAATGCCATAAATGTGAAGAAGGGGAAGTAGAACTAAGAAAGTGGCACTTAGATAGGGCATTAAAATCTCAGGTATACCTTGTGGCAAATAAACCTAAGTACAGCAAGACAGCTTTTGAAAAGAAGTACGCCCGAACAGAAAGATGGATACGAGAGATTGACCCTGAGTTTTACAAAGAAGTAAAGATAGCTTAATTCTCTGTTGGGGTCTTACCACTAGCTAAGATTTTATACCCCTCAACAATCAACTTAAGAGATTCTATCTCCTCCTGCAAGGCAATACAGTTACCAAACATATAAGCACTCTCTAACTCAAGATCAGAGACATAATCAAGCACATCAGGGTCAACAGTATATTCCTCAAAAGACTCGTTTCCCTCTTCGTCAAGGTAGGTGATTTTTAGCTTTTCCATATTAATTACAAAATTACGAATTTTTTCTTGCACGGGTAGATATAAAAGTGTAGTTTTGCAATATAAAGATAATCAATAAAGTATGCAAGCAAAGCCATTAAGTGATTTTTTAGAGGATGAGGTCTTCCCCGCAAAAGATTGGAAGGTTACTATCTGTAACATCATTAACACCTACAGACAAGAGTTTAGTATAGAGGCTGTAGAACAGACCTTTGCTTTTCCCGAAGTTGTAGTAGGAGATGATTGGGAGCTATTCTCAACTATCCATGATGAGGAGACAGATACGGTACTGTATTGTATAAGAGATGAAGCAGATCAGTTTGAGTCTACAGTACTCCCCGCACCAAAAACAATCTCAGACTTTATTGAGGACTGTTACAGAGTGTGGAAAAAGGATTTAGTGTTTGACAATAATCTTATCAAAAGAAACTTTACGTTTAAATAAAGAGATGGAAACAATATACGCAATACGAGTAGACCACATTGGGGGGTACGTTTCAAGGTATAAAATAGAGCAGACAATAAACGGATGCAGGATTATTGAGATACTAAGAGACCGCACCCACGAAGCGCTACACAGAGAAAGAGCCTACGTTATTGTAGCGGAGGATGAAGGCGGAACACCTTTTCAGTTTAAAGAGTTTAGGGGAAAGTTCTCAGGCATTGAGGTAACAAACAAAAAGCCTAACTCAGATGAAAAGGAAATGGAATTAATGTTAAAAATGGCAGGATACTATGAGTAAAATTAAATGTGTAAATCGGTGGTTGGTTCTTAAACCCAATCACTCGCAAAGACTAACCGAAGGTGGGATTATCCTTCCCGAGGATGAGGTGGAAAGGAATGACAGAGGAGTCATTGTAGAAATAGCTGAGGCTTGGCTAAACAGCGAAGGAGAATCACAGCCCACACTAATGACAACAGGAGAAGAAGTTTTTTACAATAAGGACAGGGGAACAGAGATCATAGAAAAAGACATCCTTAACGAGTATGGAATCAAAGAAGGAGAAGAGTTAATCTACCTCATGTACGATGACCTTTACTTTGTTACAAAGTCAAACAAAGAAGGAGATAGAAAAAGAAAACAATACGCAAAACAACATGGAATATAAAAAACCAAAATCAAACGTAATGGGAAATAAAGAATTAGAGTTACAAGAGAGACTAGCCACAATGGCTAAGATTCAAGAGGGAAAGAGGTACGCATCGAACATCGTGGTCACTTTAGTAGGGCAAGGAAAGATGGACGTAGACACCACAGATAAAATGATTACAGAGGCTATAAAGTGGGAAGAGTACTTTTGGTCTGACCTTAATCAGAAAAAAAGTAAAGTTATAAGTTAAAAAATATTTTTACCTTTGTAACGCACTTTAATATTAGTTTTCATAGTTTATAGGTTTAGCCCCATCCGTAAAAAGATGGGGTTTTTTATTATTTGTATCTTTGCCCTAATTAAGTTAATTAGAGTAAATGATTCCAGTAAAGCATTACCACATAGAGGTGGACGTAGACTCCTTTTATAAAACAGAAGGAGGCTTATACCTTGATAGAATAGGAGAACAGCACGACCTAGTCCCCAAGCACGGAAAAATTCTTAAAACCCCAATAGCTGCAAAGTTTAGGGAAGGTGACTTAGCCTACTTTATGCACTTTGAGGCTAAACGTATTTACAAGAAGGACGGCAAGAACTACATAGACCTCCCCGAAAGCTCAATTATAGCTATACAAAGAGGTGACGAGTGGTTAAGGGGGGTAATGATACCCGCAGATAAAATCCCCGCAAAAAAGAAAACAGACTCCCTAATCATAACAGACTTATCTCAAAAGGAGGAGTACGAAACACACAAGTTTATAGTAGACGGAGAAGTAGTATGGACATATACAAACAGCCCTTATCAGTTTGACTACATAGATAAAGTATTTCTTAGACCTAACTTTATCGTCTATAACGAATCTAAAGGGGTGTCAATGGATAATTTTGTCATCCTTGAGGTCTTAGACGAAGGAGAGGAATATAGCGCAGTAAATGGAATATATAGAACTAAAAGAGAAGTAACCCAAAGAGGTCGGGCAAGAGTGGCTAGACCAAACAAGTACGGACTTGAGGGAGAAGTTGTGTTTCTTAAATCCACCAACAACAAATTATCATTTGATAATTTAGCCGCAGTAAGATTTCAATACATATTAGGATGTTACGAGAAAAGCTAAAAGGAAAAAAGGAGAAGGACTACATAGATATTATAGAGTATCTGTTAGCAGACAATATATCAAACAGAGCTATCAAAGCACTTGAGAAGCAAGCTGAGGATATTATAACCTATTTAGAGGGTAATAACTTAGTTGAGAACTTAGAGGACGCTAAAGACAAGACTTTTGATAGGGGTAAGATGTTTTTAAAAGACCTCCCCGAAATTGTAAAGAGAATACAAGACTTAAAGACTAACGGACTTAACCTAGATGATAAAACATCACTAAAGGAGAAAGCTGCTGTTGGCAGTATTATGAACTTTATACAGCGTGAAGACTAGGAGTTACAGAGATAGAGAGCAGTGTCAGGAGATGTATGACTCCTTCACACCTGAGTCGATAATAAACGGCTTAGATATAGACTGCATCCCTGCCCCACCAAAAGCTACAAAAATAGCTAACTACGGACTCCCAAAAAAAGAGAGGAAGTTCAGACCTATTAAGTTCCCTGAGTTAATGTATGACGAAGATAGCTGTATAGGATTTAAGCACCTTGACGAAAAGGAAAGTGATGAGTTTCTGTATGAGCTATACAAATATAGAACAGAGGGGTATTGGTTTTACAACGGAGATGTATTAGAGTACATAACAGGAGACCATTGGTACTACCTAAACTTTATAAAGATTGACGTACTTACTGAGGATAAAAGGGGAATAAAGAAGAAAGTAAAAGCACTTCCAAACTTTGTTGACTCGGACAGAAACTTCTACCTTTTTTGGAGACAAGCAGAGTTACATGACTTCTGTTTTGGAATGATGTTTATATCAGGTCGAAGATCAGGAAAATCGTCAAAGGCACTGTCAATCATGCTTAACGCTGTTACACTCACCCCCGAAGCGTGTGTGGGTATGCAAGCACAAACCTCTACAATCGCTAAATCCCTTTTCAAAAGATTAGTGAGGATGTGGAGAGAATTACCAAA